TTCTTTTAATTTTACAGGAGTCATTTGGTCGGTTTTAGAAGCACGAATACCTGGTAAGTCACTAGTGTATCCAATACCTTTAATACCAAAAGCCTGGTTAGTAGTATAGTAAGTAGAGTCTTTAGCTAGGTTTTTAGCTACAATTTCTTTTAGTTGATCTACAGTTTTGTTAGCGTTTTTAGGGTCATTCATTTCAGCATAATATCCTTCTAAAAATTCTTGACCATAAACGTTATCAATATTCTTTTTATCTTTATAATCAAAACCTCTAGTTTCCATACTAGTAACTTCTTTAGTAGGATTTTTTTCTACTGCTTTAGCTTCTTCATTTAAGAATTGAGCCCAGTTGCTAAAAGGGTTTGGGCGGCCTGTAGTAACTCCTCCAATACTTTCAGAAATAACTTGTTTTCCTCTAAGGATAGAAGAAACTTCTTCAAAAGTATTAAATTTAGTAATGAATTGAGGGAATTGTCTTAAGGCTTGTTTCATAAACAAGTCTTTACGGCCTTTACCTTCTTTAATTAAATTATATTCTTCTTGTAAGGTTTTCATTTTATTCTCCTTTTAATAAATCTTCAATATCCTTAATATATTCTAAAATCAAATCTGTAGGATATACAACAGCGTATGATTCTGGTTTTTCTTTGTAGTAATTAACTGTTTCATCAGCAGCATTATCTATCAAAGGATACAAATTGTTAATTCTAGCCTCAATTTCTTTAAAGGCACGAATACGTTTTTCCTGAAATTCAGCACGACCCGGGTCAGCTTCTTTTAGTTTACGTTTTAATAATTTATATCTGTACTTATACATATTTACTTATTCCATAAATGTTTAACTTCTATACCCTTTGCTTGTTTATTTAATTGGTCTTTATTAACAAGTCTATACTTATATTGTTTAACATAAGCATTGTCTTTAACTCCATTTTCAGTAGCTTTAGGACCAGGACCTAGAGTAGCTCCAGGATTAGATTCTTCTACTTTTTTCTTCTTTTTAAAAGCATTTGGAGTAGCGTATTGGGCTCCAGTACCAGTGTTAGAACTAAAATTAGCACTACCACCAGTAGTACTCATTTCGTTCATGTTTTTAACACGCTGATATTCGTCAAATTTATTATTACGTAAGTAAGTACGAAGTGAATTTCTTAATTGACGTACATCTTGACCCCAATCTTTAATAAAGGGTTCTGCGTTTGATTGTCTAGAAGCTTTTTCTACAGATTTAAATAACTGTTGAACTTGTTGGTATAGTTGAAGGTAATCAGCAGCATACTCAACATCCCATGAAATTGCACCTGTATTTGGGTCGATATCAGTAACAGTAGTTTTAATACCACCTTTAACTGTTACGTCTCCTACTTTAGATTCATTTTGTTGTTCCATTTGCTGCTTTTAATTCTTCGTAAAGTTCAAAGTATTGAAGAATGTTTACAATATCATCACTTGAAACTTTAGCAGTTTTATCTAACTCAGTAATTAAGTTAGTAACTTCGTTAATTTTAATTTGAACAGCTTTATCAGTAACTTTTGAGTTTAACTCAATTAAAGAATTTTTAACTTCATTAACTTTAGAATTATAAAATTCTTTTAATACAGGAGTTGAATCAACAGAATTAATATATTGTCTTAGTACTTCTTTTTGTGATTCATATAGATTAGAATATTTACCGTTAAAGTTTTCCATTAAAATACGATAAGTTAACATACGAGTATCTTTATCGAATGATTGGAATTCTTGTAAAATATCTGCTTCTACTTTTTCTTCTTTAATTTCATTAGAAGAAAGATGCTCTAGGATAGTCATCTTATTATTAACAATAAGATTAGTATCAACTAAAGCTTCAGTATTTTCAATTTCAGTTAAAGTATAAAACGCAGCAAACGTTTTATAGTGAGGGAGTTTTGTTTTAAAAAATTCTTCTAAGTTATAATTTTTTCTAATTTCATTAATTAGGTTATACTTTTCTCTTTTAAGTATACCACGATTTAATTTTTTAGAAGTTTCTAATAATGTTTGTAAAATAGTATTAGCTTTACTTTCTGTTAAAGAAGTATTTTTTGATAAAGTTTCGTATAAACGATATTCTTTTCCTAATTCACTTTTAACAAAGTATTTTTGGATTAAATTTAATGCAGGTGAATCACCTCCATTTAAGGTGTCAGCAGTTACTTGACGAACTAACAATTCGAAAAGAATACCGGTATTTTTATACTTAGAATGTTTAATGTTCATTCCTAAATAGGTTTTGTTATAAATATATAAGGAGATATTATTCTTTGATTCTTGATTCGTCTAATAATGATTCTTTATGTTTTCCTAAAGATTCAAATAAAGAAAGATTTTTAGAATACGCTAATTTAGCACTTTCATTAAGTCCATCAGGTTGGTCATCTACTTTCATATCTCTACGACCTAAACGATCTTTACCAAAAGCATTACCTTGTGTATTAATGTTTGATGCTTTTTCTTCAGGGCGCCCTAAAGGACGTTTTTCATTGTATCCATCAGGTACATTACCTGGATCGCTTTCCATTCTGCCTTTACCGTATAATGAAGCTAAATCATGTGGTGTGCCATATGAGCGACCTGTAGTAATTGGATCGTTACCTTCAGTTTCAATTTGGGCCAAACGGAATCTACGTTTTTGGTCTTGTACAATTAGATCTCTATATTCTTCATATTGATCTTCACTAAAATGGAATACATGCTCATAAATCCAGTCAGTAGGGAGTAATTTATTCTCCATCATTTGAGCAGCTAGATCTACTTTTTCTTTCATTAATGCGATCTTTTCTTGATCGTAAATGATAGATGGAGTAGTTAAATTAAGCTCAAAATTAGTCATTTGTTCACCTTCATACCCTTGGGCATATAAATGAACTAAAGCAATTTTGTATAATTCTGAGAGGAGGATACGTTGAATGCGATCAATTGTACGGCCGAAACGAATATCTTCTGCTGCTAATGTAGCTTTACCTTGTAAATCAGCATCGTAACCCATAAAAGCTTTAGGTACTTTGAGTGCCGCAAATAATTTTTCTCTTAAATATTCTACATCAGCAATACCATCATATTGTAATCCTGGTGTAGTATCTATTTGGGTGGCTTGATCGTTACCTCTAACTGGGATATAGAAGTCTTCAAGCAGGTTTTGCATATTGTATTTTAAGTTATATTCACCAGTTTGTTGATCAATATATGGAGTTCTCTTAAGTGTAGAAATAGTTTTCTGCATGAAATTTTCTACCTCATTAGGTGGAATAGAACCAACGTTAATTTTAAAGATACGTTTTTCTGGGGCACGTACAATTCTATGAATTAACATAGCATCTTCCATCAACATATACTGTTTAAATAATTTACGAGCCGGTTCAATATATGCTCTACCATAAGGAAGATAGTTCATATCTGAAAGTAAACGGAAGTGTGCAATTTCGTAATTATCAAATGTAATTAAATTTGAATTTTGTTGGTTAGGTGTATAGTAATAACCAGATGAACTGCCACCAAAGAAGCCTTCTGGGTTGTAATTAAATACTACTTTAGAAGGATTTTCAAGGTCAAAATTTTCCTTTCTTTCAATATGATATGCAGAGTAAGGAATTACGTTGTAAACACCAAATTTTTCTGAGATTTCTAGTTTGAGAAAGAAATCACCATACTTACACATTTGACGAGTCCAAGACCAAAGATTAAATTCAATGTTAAGGACGTCGTAGAATAAGTTATATAGAATTTTTTGAATATTATCATCAGCAGATTTAATCTGTAGTACCTCACCTAAATCATTTTTTAATGTACATTCATCAGCAATAATATCAAGAGCAGAAGCAATAATAGCATCCTGGTCCATTGCGTCATAATCATTGTAGATTTGGGTTCTTAAGTATTGATAGTTAAGATTAAATTGTTGACCATATAAAGATGTAGAAGCTGGGTTTTGGTAAATTCCCTGAAATCTATTCATTAGAGCATTTGTAGCAAATTCTCCTGATGTTTGAATTTTATCTGAGTCTATTACTTTAAGTTGGTTACCCCCTACATTGCGGATAACCACATCAGTGGAAAATAGTCTTTGTAATCTTCTAAATAAGCTAGTGTCAGCCATGATAATATATTATTATTATAAATATGTTAAAGTAACCAGCTAATATCTTCTTCTTTACCGTTTATTTGTTGTTTATACGGGTTTTGAATAGTATTACTAGTATAAGCCCCAGACCAACCTACTTTATTAGTTGAAATATTATTTAGGGCAGCTCTACTCATATCTAAATGTTGTTGTCTAAATTTATACGACGTATCTCGCATGAACATACCAATTCCAAATGACATAACCAAGTCATCGTTATATCCTTGTTGAGCTTCTGCGCGTCCATTTTTCCAAATGAATACTTTCATTTCTTCTAATAAACGACTTGATTGAATAATTACACTTTGATCGCCAATATATTCTTGGAATTTACCAATAATCATAGGTCTTACTTTAGACGACATTGTAAATCCAGGAACCATTTTACTAGTGTCCATATATTTGTCAAAATATGAATCTGATCTTGTTACATCACTTTTAGGAGAATAATATAAATTAGCATACCCCCTATCAATAATAGTTTGAATGGTAGCCCAACCAATAGAAGCATTTTCTACTACAAGCATTGCTTCATTATATTCAGTAGCTATACCTACTAATAAATGACCATATTCTTTTACTCCAATTTGGCCTTTATATTCTGCTACTTGCGTATTTGTTTCAATGTCAATAACGTGGAACGCAGAATAATCCTTCCCGTCTCCACGAGCCACATCAGCAACCACAAGGTAGGATCTTGAATAATCAGCGGGTTGCCAAATCCATAAGTTTTGGTCGACTCCTCTACGTTCAATAGGGTCTTTAATATAAGTTTTTTCATAGAATTCAATGTATTCAGGATAGAATACAATATCACCTGAGGTGCTGAAATCACAGTCACATTCTTGTGCTGCCATTCTAGGATCACCTAATAATTCATCTTGCCTATCTCTCCATGTTTGGTCACGTTCAGGATGAACGTACCAAGGTAATTTAATTGGTAAGAAATCATTTTCACCATTTTCTGCTCTAACCCATGTTTGGTGGAACCAGTTTCCCGTACCATAAGGAGTACTTAACGCAATACATCCACCACCAGTAGCAAGTGTTTGTTGAGCTGAGGCCCAAATTTCACCAATGTTTTCAATAAAGGCAGCCTCATCAATTAATAGAAGAGAAACGGCTTCCGATCTACCTGCATCACTTGATGCTGAAGTAGCTTTAATTTGGGATCCGTTATTTAGTCTAAGTGTTAATTTGTTATTTTCGTCTGCTGGGAT